CGACGGCTTGCCTTCTGCATCGGAGGGGAAGGCACTTGGCAAGGAAGCGAGCGAAGCTGTTGCGAAGCTTCTGGCCGAATTGGTGCTGCTAGAAAGCCGGATCAGGGACTACCCCTTCCTCACTGCTGTAACGCCAGTCGTTGAGAAGCTGCGCGAGTTGGAGAACAAGCCCTATGGCTGGTACTTCACCGACCTCTCAAAGCATGAAGATGCATTGCTGGATGCCAAGGAGCAGGTGATAGATCCGGTCCGTCGCTTCATGTCAGGCGCGCAGATCAAGATCTATGATGAGGCGCGGGACTACCTCTCCCTCCACGCTGAAAACATCTCCTACGTTGGCGGTAATGAGGCGGGGGCTATCCAGACAGCTCTGGGAGACCCCCAGTTCTTCAAGGGCAACGGAATTCAGCAGGTGAAGTCGCATCTGGATGCGCTTCGTCTGCGGATTGATGGCTTCGTAGCGAACGAACGCAAGAATGCCCTTGCAGAGATTGAGCAGCGCGTTGGCCAGATCGAACTTGTGGCTTCACAAGAGGCTATTCCCGAGTTGCCGCAAGAGATCCGTGACATCTGTGACGGGGCGCTGGAAACTGTTCGAACTGCAACGCTCGTGGCCGTCATTCGCGAACGGCAAAGCTTCTTTGCCTCAAACACCTTCCCGGACCTGCTGAGCAGAGTTCAGAACCTCTCGCTGCGACCAATCGCCGAGCCGATTACCACTGAAGGTGAGGGGGGAGCAGACGCAACTGGGCAGGGCGCACCAGCGCCGGTGGCACCTGCAACTCCAAAGATTGAGAACGTCGCGATCTCAAACCTGAGGGTTGGCTTTACGAGCCCCTGGCTGGCCAATGAGGGTGACGTGGACGCCTACCTTGAAACATACCGTGAAAAGCTGCTCTGCGAGATCCGCAGTGGCAAAAGGATTACCCTCTGATGGATACCTCGAAGCTCAAGCCCTTTGCCCAAGACGCACGCAGAATTCTGAAAGCGCAGGTGTCAGCGCGGCTGGATCAGGTGTTGGCGGAGCAAAGCGCGGCCCGGCGCGAGCAGCCCAAGGCTGTTTCTGAGCTAGAAACGGAAATAGCCAAGAGCGCTCGGGAGCAGGTGATCGAGAAGGTCGCATACACCTGGTTCAATCGCTTCACCGCGCTAAGGTTCATGGATGCCAACGACTACACGCGGATCAAGGTGGTTTCTCCGGCCGAAGGACAAACACGCCCTGAGACACTCGCTGAAGCTGCTGCAGGAAACATTGATGAGGACGCTCCTGCAGATGTGAGAAACAAGGTTGCGGCCCTGCTGGATGGTCGCACACCATCACGTGATCCCCAGGGAGAGGCCTACCGTCTGCTGCTGGTCGCGGCCTGTAACCAATGGCATGCAACCATGCCCTTCATGTTCGAGAAAATCGCGGACTACACCGAACTGTTGATGCCGGAGGATCTGCTGTCGGCTGATAGCATCCTTGCGAAAGCTCGGGCCGTGATGACGGAAGAGGCCTGCCAGGACGTCGAGGTCATCGGCTGGCTCTACCAGTTCTACATCTCGGAAAAGAAGGACGAGGTTTTCGCCGGGCTAAAGAAGAACAAGAAGATCACAGCGGAAAACATTCCGGCGGCAACTCAGCTTTTTACCCCGCACTGGATCGTGCGTTATCTGGTGGAGAATTCGCTGGGGCGGCTGTGGCTGCTGAACCGCCCGAACTCAAAGCTGCCGTCCATGATGGACTATTACATAGCGCCGGAAGTGCCAGAAACCGATTTCCTGCGCATCTCCCGGCCAGAGGACATCCGCATCTGCGATCCGGCCTGCGGGTCAGGCCATATGCTGACCTATGCCTTTGATCTGCTATACGCGATCTATGAGGAAGAGGGATATGAAGCGACCGAAATCCCCGGACTGATCCTGTCCAACAATCTGCATGGGATCGAGATCGATGACCGTGCGGGTGCGTTGGCTGCCTTTGCGCTTGCGATGAAGGTTGCGACTAAGCTCGGACGACGCAGATTCCTTCGGCAGACTGTGCAGCCGAACATCTGCATAATGCAGGATGTATGTTTCTCCGCCTCCGAGATGCACGACGTTGCAGCCTTGGTGGGACGCGATCTGTTCACCGCCGATTTTCGCGAGACCATGGGGCAGTTCGAGCAGGCCAAGAACTTCGGTTCGCTGATCGTGCCCAAGTTGCATAAGCCTGCCGAAGTGGCCCGTGTTGTACGCTTGATGGATTTCAGTGGCGACCTTCTGCGGCGCGAACTGCAGGAGCGAGTTCTGAAGGTGCTAGAGATGGCAGCGGCGCTCTCGCCGATTTACCATGTAGTAGTAGCTAACCCGCCGTATGCGGGAAGCAAAAACCTGAACTCATCGGTCTCCGTTTTTGCTAAGAAGCATTACCCAAATAGTAAGACCGACTTATACACAATGTTTATGGAGCGCGGGCTTTCATTGATTATTGATTATGGCCTTATGGCTATGATTAATATGCAAACCTGGATGTTTTTATCAACATTTGAAAAGCTTCGTTTTGACTTGTTGAATAAATCAACAGTTGTTTCAATGGCTCATCTTGGGGAGCGAGCTTTTGACACAATTGGCGGAGCAGTTGTATCGACAACCGCTTTCATCCTAAAGAAGTCGGAAGATGTTGATCTTGAGGGGGTATTCGTCCGGCTTGTTTCTGGACAGAACGAAAAGCAGAAGTCCCATAGCCTTATGGCGGCGGTTAAATGTCCCGCGGATCCTAATCGATATAGTTCTACCACTCGAAAGTTGAAAGCTATACCCGGCCTGCCTTTGGCATATTGGCTGAGTGAAGAATTTTTGAATTTAATTTCAGCAAATAATAAAATGGGCGATGTTCTCGACTCTAAGCAAGGATTGGCAACGGCAAATAATGAAAGATTTTTGCGGAGTTGGCACGAAGTCAATTTCAGAGGAATTGGAATTGGTTTGCATAGTTCTGCGGACGCCAAGATCACCGGCTTGCGCTGGTTTCCAGTAAATAAAGGTGGAGATTTCAGGAGATGGTATGGGAATCAAGATCTTGTAGTAAACTGGCAGAATGATGGCCAAGAAATTAGGGAATATGTAAATAAGCAATACCCATACCTCAATGGCAATATTGATTATGTTATCAAAGATCGAGGTAAATTTTTTGTGGAGAGCATAAGCTGGTCAGATGTAGCCAGTAAACGGAATGTTTTCCGATTTTATCCGCATGGATTTTTGTACGAAGCCAAGGGTCACTCAGCGTTCTATGGCGACCGCTCGCAGCGCGACGTTGCCTTGGCTTTCCTCAATACAAAAATCACTAACGAGATCGTGGCCGCCATTAGCCCCTCGGTTAGTTTCCACATTGGCTACTTTGATCGCTTGCCTTGGCCCAGTTTGGTCCCATGCGATAAGGTCACTGCACAAACTACGCGATGTATCTCTCTCTCACAGCGAGACTGGGACGCCTACGAAACCTCCTGGAATTTTGCGACACTGCCGCTACTCTCGCCCGATTATCATGACCAGACGTTACAAGGGTCTTATGCCCGTCTCAGCATGCATTGGCGTGAGATAATCGATGAAATGCAACGGCTGGAAGAGCTGAACAACGGCATATTCATTGAAGCCTACAACCTGCAGGGCGAGCTAACTCCTGATGTGCCGCTTGAGGAAATTTCCCTCACTTGCAACCCAGCCTATCGCTATGGCGGTAAATCAACCCCCGAAGAGTTAGAGGAGCGGTTACTAGCCGACACTATCGCCGAATTCCTTCACTATGCTGTGGGCTGCATGTTCGGACGCTATAGCCTTGATGCGCCGGGCCTGATCCTTGCCAATCAGGGAGAGGGGCTGGCCGAATACCTTGCTCGCGTCCCAGAGCCCTCATTCGAACCGGATGCCGACAATGTCATCCCGATGCTGGAGGGCGACTGGTTTGCCGACGACATCGTGGAGCGTTTCCGCAAGTTCCTGCGTGTGACGTTTGGCGAGGCGAAGTTTCAGGAAAATATGGCCTTCATTGAAAGCGCCTTGGGCAAGGACGTCCGCAAGTGGTTCACGCGCGATTTTTACGACTACCATGTCCGTCGCTATAAGAAGCGCCCCATCTACTGGATGTTCTCCAGCCCCAAGGGTAGCTTCCAGGCGCTGATCTATATGCACCGTTACCAACCGGACACGGTCAGCGTGGTGCTGAACGATTATTTGCGTGAGTATCGCAATAAGCTAGAGGCGCATCGCAAGAGCCTAGAAGCGCTCAGCTCGAGCAGCGATGCCTTGCCTGCGCAGAAGGCAAAGGCCGAAAAGGAGATTGGCGAAGTTGCCAAGGTAATCGCCGAGCTCGATGCCTATGAGCGGGACGTGCTGTTCCCGCTCGCTACCCAGAAGGTCGAAATCGATCTGGATGATGGCGTGAAGGCCAACTACCCGAAGTTTGGCGATGCCTTAAAGCCCATTAAAGGCCTCTCAGATGCGGATGACTGACGATGAATGATCGCATCTCAAAGGGCCTGACCGCCGCATTCGAAAGACACCGCGTCGTGTTCTGGACGGACTCGGCGCGCGAGCTCCGCGGTACTTTTGATAGCCTGGAGCTCCCAGGGATCGAAAAGCTTGTGCTCGAGAACAACGAATTCGGCGTGAAGCACAGGATCCTGCGGGGGCAGCCAGAGCAGCGCTTTCTTATATACAGAGAAGGAGCCGAGCCCGCGCATCTCGAAAACTGGCTGCTTGATATCCAGCTCGCCAACGGCGCATTCAAGGCCGACCAGGCGGCTCTGTGGCTGACCGAACTTGGTCTCGGCCTAGATATGGAGGGCGCAGTTCGAGGGCACGAAGAATTTTTCCGATCCGCCCGCCGTGTAGAGCAGTTGAAATCGATGGCGCGAGGCGACGATCGGCTGGAAGTCATCAAGCTCAAGATGCTGTTGGTCTGCGCCAAAGCCGGTGCCGGTTCGGGCTTTGAGGAAATCATCGAACAGCTCCTGTCTGAACACGCAGAGAATGACGATGAGACGATCCGACTGATAGAGCGGGTCAAGCTTGATGAGCTGCTTTGGCAACTTATCGGACGACATTTTGGCTATAATTCCGCCAGCCCCAGTGTGAGCGATTTCGCCATCACCCTTTTCAAGTCAGCCCATGCAGCTGGGCTGGGTGGCACGCCTCAACTTTCATCCGAAGCCTTGGTCTTCTTCAGGCGCTGGAAGAACAACCGCCACAACTCTATCGTGTTCGAGAAGCTGTCGGCCGCGTATGCGCAAGTCCTTCCAGTCCGGGACGATCTGGCCAGTCGAGACTTCCGCGACCTGATGGAGCTCGATACGTTTGAGGATGTCGATCGAGCCATCATCGTTGCTCTGGTTCGAGGCGTGGCGTCCAAGACGCTATCTCACGGCGAAGTCGCGGTGTGGATCAGACAGCGCCGTCAGAGCCATTGGTTTGAGCGTTACCGGGACCTTTACGAGGCGGTTGGCTTCGCTGCAGAGTTCCAATTCGCGCTGTCCCAGGTGAACCTAGGTATGACCAGCCTTGAAGAGGGCATCAAACGCTACGCAAGCACATGGTTCCGCGTGGATCAGCTCTATCGCAAGTTCATTCATCGCATGCAGCGATCTGGGCAGGCGAGCCTGATGAGTGAGCTCTTCGAGCAGGTGGAGAACCATTACGTGAACAGCTACCTGCTCAGGCTCAATGACGCTTGGCAGGTTCATATAGATGGCGCGTCAAAGTGGGATGTGCCCGGGGTAGTCAGGCAGCGAGACTTCTACCAGACGCACGTTGGAGAGTTCCGGCGAAAGGGGCAGAAGATCTGCGTCATTATTTCAGACGCAATGCGATACGAAGTGGCCGACGAGCTTCTCGCAAGAGTTCGCGAGCTAGATAAATACGACGCCGAGCTCCAGCCTATGCTCGGGTCGTTGCCGACCTACACGCAACTGGGCATGGCCTCACTCCTGCCGAACAAGGATCTGCAGATTGCAGATAACGAGACGAGTGCCGTGATAGTTGACGGACAGAGTTCGCTCGGGCTTGAGAACCGTAAGAAGATCTTGGCCAAGGGGCGGGAAGGGGACCGGACAACGGCGCTACCTGCCGATGAGCTTATGTCCATGCCCAAAGACGATTGTCGGGCGCTGTTCCGTGATCATGACGTCATCTACGTCTACCACAATCTGATCGACGCAATTGGTGACAAGCCCGCGACTGAAGAGCGGGTATTCGAGGCTGCCGAGGACACGCTTGAGGCGCTCGTCCAACTGGTGAAGAAGCTGACGGCGGCAAATGCAAGCAGCCTGCTGATCACCTCGGACCACGGGTTTATCTACCAGCACCGCCCGATTGAAGAGAGCGACTTCTCGGGATCTGAGGTGGCCGGTGAGACCATTCTGTTCCGTAATCGTAGGTTTGTTCTGGGGCACGGACTCAAAGCCCAGCAGGGCCTGCGACATTACACTGCAGAAGCCGCGGGCCAGCAGGGAAATGTTGAAATCCTGATACCGAAGTCGATAAACCGCCTTCGCCTGAAGGGTTCCGGCAGCCGGTTTGTGCACGGTGGCGCGACGCTCCAAGAAGCCATTGTGCCGGTTTTGAGGATCAACAAGAGCCGGCAAAGCGACACTTCTCATGTGGAAGTCGAGATCATTGCCAGCACGACGCAGGTCATTACCTCCGGCCAGATCTCGGTCCGTTTCTACCAGCAAGATGCAGTCACGGAGAAAAGCCGGTCCCGGCATCTACGGGCAGGGATCTACTCACAATCCGGCGAGCTGATCTCGGATAGCCACGATCTGGTGTTCGACTTCAGGTCGGAGAACCCGCGGGAGAGGGAACATCAGGTTCGTTTTCTGATGTCTCGTAAGGCCGACGAGTATAACGGGCAGGAGGTCATCCTGAAGCTCGAAGAGCAACACGGGGAAACCAGCCATTACCGAGAATATCGAAGCGCTCGCTATGTTCTGCGACGCAGCTTCACCAATGACTTTGACTTTTGAGGGGCCGTGGGATGACCGCACTGGACGACAAAATCAATGAACGCTTCCCAGGCCTTGTCGTGCGCAAGGATTTGGTCAAAGCGGTCAAGGGGAACGCCATCGTCCCCACCTATGTGCTTGAGTATCTGTTGGGGCAGTATTGCGCCACCAACGATGAAACGTCGATCCAGTCAGGGATCGAAACGGTACGCGAGATCCTGCGCAAGCATTACGTCCATCGCAATGAGGCTGGGCTGATCAAGTCCAACATCCGCGAGAAGGGACGCTGGAAGATCATTGATCGGATCAGCGTGGCCCTGAACGAGAAAAGCGACACCTACGAGGCGAGCTTTGCGAACCTCGGCATCTCGAAGGTTCTGATCGACTCCGGAACCGTCAAGGCGCACCCGAAGCTTCTGGTTGGAGGCGTGTGGTGCATTGCCGACATCGAATACGACTACACAGAGGACAAGAGCGTCACTCCCTGGATCCTGGGCACCATGAAGCCGATCCAGCTTTCCCACTTCGATTATGAGGCATATCTTGAGGCCCGAAAGGGTTTCTCGACAGACGAGTGGATTGATCTCCTTTTCCAGACAGTGGGCTTCGACCCGGAGATGTTTGGAAGGCGATCAAAGCTCATCCAGCTGATGCGCCTGATCCCGTTTGTGGAGCGCAATTACAACCTCATCGAGCTTGGACCTAAGGGAACCGGCAAATCGCACATCTTCTCGGAGTTCTCTCCGCACGGCATCCTCATCTCCGGTGGCGAAGTGACCGTGCCCAAACTGTTCGTGAGCAACAGCTCCGGCAAGCTCGGTCTTGTCGGTTATTGGGACGTGGTCGCGCTCGACGAATTTGCCGGCAAGCAAAAGAAGGTCGACAAGGCGCTGGTCGACATCCTTAAAAACTACATGGCTAACAAGACCTTCTCCCGTGGCGTCGAGCCATTGGGGGCAGAGGCCTCGATGGTCTTTGTCGGCAACACGAAACACACCGTCCCTTACATGCTCAAAAACACAGACCTGTTTGACGAGCTTCCTGACAAGTACTACGATTCCGCCTTCATCGACCGTCTTCATACCTACATCCCTGGCTGGGAGGTCGGCGTCATCCGCGGTGAGATGTTCTCAAGTGGATACGGCTTCGTTGTCGACTACCTTGCCGAAATCCTTCGCCATCTGAGAAATGACGATTATTCCGACCGATACCGGCCGCACTTTGATCTTTCTGCCGACATCTCAACGCGCGATCGAGACGGCGTTCATAAGACCTTCTCCGGCCTCATGAAGCTGCTTTACCCCTCCGGGGACGCTACGGCCGATGAAATGGAGGAGATCCTCAAGCTCGCGCTGGAAGGGCGCAAGCGGGTCAAAGATCAGCTGATGCGGATCGACACCACCTATCCTGAGGTGGACTTTTCATTCTCTCGCAAGAGCGGTGAGAAGGTTAGCGTTGCAACGCTCGAAGAGAGCGAATTTCCGGCATTTTATTATCGGCGAGCGGCAGAGCCTGCGGCCGCAACGCATGAGCCAGAAGCTACCAAGCCCCAAGCACCGTCATCCAATCAGAGTGTTGGGGAGGGGGGGCAGCCCGCTGTTACCGAACCAGTGGGGCCGCAAACTGGACATTTCAGCTACCATGAGAACCAGCGCGGCGTGACCTTCGATGCGCTGTTTGGTCCCTATCTCGTGGGCGCTCAGAAGATCACGATTACTGATCCCTACATTCGAGCGTTTCATCAAGTCCGCAATGTTATGGAGCTCATCGAAACGATCGCGAAAACCAAGTATCCGGCGGACGAGGTTGAGGTGCATCTGATCACATGTCTGGACGGAATTCGACCGGAGAAGCAGGCTGAAAACCTAGCCGCGATTGCCGCATCTTGTGAGGGCGTCGGGATCAAATTCACGTGGGAGTTTGATGAAACAAACACCATTCATGCCCGCCATATCGTTACGGATACTGGCTGGAAAATTGCCTTAGATCGAGGCCTCGACATCTTCCAGCAATATGAGTTGAACGACGCCTTTAGCTTTGCCAACCGGCTCCAGCAGTTCCGGTCTGTCAAAGCCTTTGAGGTGATCTACCTAAAGACCCCTAAGGTTGATTGATATGCGCCCGCGCTCAATCAACATCTTTCTGCTCGACGGGGATCCGGATGGCATACGTGTAGCCCAGATTTCGATGTCCACAATCCAGGCGATCGCTTTCCGCAAACTGCAGATGAAGCAGGTGCGTGGGACATTTCCTGAATTGGCCCGACCGGGCGTTTACCTCCTGCTTGGCTTCGATGAAGCGCAGCCGGATCGTCTCATGGCTTATATCGGTGAATCCGAAGGCGTGGCCAATCGACTGCAGTATCATGCCGGTAATGATAAGGGCGTAGATAGCAAACCGTTCTGGACTGAGACGATTGTGTTGGTCAGCAAGGATGAGAACCTTACCAAATCCCACGCCCGATATGTTGAAGCCAGACTGATCGCAGATGCAGGGCTCAACCCACGTTGGTCGCTGCTGAACTCCCAGAAGGCAAGCGAGGTCGGCAAACTGCCGCTACCGGATCGGGCCGCGATGGAAGAGTTCATCGACCAGACGAAGACATTGGTTGGTGCACTTGGCTGCGATTTGTTCAAAGTCGTCTCAGGTGACCTCACAAATGGTGGCAGGTTGGAAATCAAAGGTGCGATCGACGTTCCCAATGTTGTTTTTGCATATCGAGGCCAAGGTTTCGCCGCTCAAATGTTGATCACTGCCAGCAGCGAGTTCGTGGTGAAGAGGGGATCTGTCGCCCGGATCAAAACGACTAATACCATCCCCAAGGGGACTGTAGGCTTGCGCTCCGATTTGCTCGCCAAGGGTATTCTGGTGGAACAGAATGACGGCCTTCTGTTCACCTCCGACTACATATTTTCGTCGGTTTCCGCAGCCGCAGCCACGGTAACAGGGGCGGCGGCAAATGGCAGAATTCTCTGGCGATTACCGGATGGTAGAACCTATGCGGAGTGGGAGGAGGCAGAAAACAGCGTCCCGCCATCTGATGGCGCAGACTACGACGCATAGAAATTGCGAATTAATTCTGCCTCTGCGGCGTTTGTCACAGGCAACGGGTTTTCGGCCGCATTGATCTGCGGAATTTCCACCGAAGCGCCATCCCCACCAAACCAATCAACAATCGCCCTAAGTCCGGCATCGTAATCCGCAAAAGACAAAATGGTCATGGCAGCGCTATCAAGCCATTCCGACTGCGATCTATAGAAACTGAGATTGCCTGCCCTTGGCCGGGATAGGCCGCCTGGGACAGAAGGCGGCGGCAAAACCGCAAGGATGTCGAGCGGCAGAATGCTGTCGATGACCGTGCGCAAATCTTGAGTAATGGTCTCGGGATTAGTTTCGAACCATCGCGGGTGCGGCTCGATACCGACAAACCGATCCGGGAACAGCTGAATGAACGAGTTCGGCAGGCACCGCTTGTGGAATTCCAAGGCCGAGCAGAACCGCTCAACAGGATCCCGCCAGAATGCATAGATCGCCGTTGGCGCGATAGCCTCGCCTGGAAACCGCTCCTTAGCCAGCCGGATCGCTTCTGGAACGTTAGGATGCCACCCCATCTCACCAACCAGATCCACCCCAATCTGCCCAAGGACAGCTCGGGCCGTCTGTGATCCGTTCTTGGGCACGCCAATGAACAGCATCTGGCGGTCATGCGAAATGATCATGGTTCAGATCCCGGTAGTAGTGTTCGTGTAGGTCCCGACAGCGAAGCTGTAGGAGGGCGTGCCTGAGGCCAGGGATCGGCTCAGCAGCGAGAAGCTTCGGAAAGTCAGCGACCAGAAGGTGGTGCCGATGCTGGGCGACAAGGCGCTGTAGGTCACACCCTGGGTCGAAGCACCGGCCACTGACCATGTGCCGGTCTTTGAGCCATCTATGGGCACTTTGAAGATGGCGCCGCACAGATCCATGTAACCGTAGGGCGAGAAGTCCATCATCGTGTAGATCGAGAACACCATGGCCGTAGAGTTGACCGCCAGACCGGTGAGGCTGAACGAGTTCGCGCCATTGCTCGTGTCGAGACTGATGGAGCGGGACAGCAGCAATGTGCCATCAGTCGAAAACTGATAGATGTCCGCCCCGGCATAGATCGGCGCAAAGACCCGCAGATTGCCGTCCGGCCCCAGATTCACCGAGCCACTGCCGTAGCTGGACGGAAGAGACTTCTGCCACTGAATAACGGCCCCAGAACTGATCTTAAGCAGGCTCAGCGTGCCGTTGATGCCTGCGAGCCAGTAGATGTTGTTGCTGCTGTCTACCGCAACGCCATAGCCGTAATCATAACCCGTACTCCCGATTGAGCGCTGCCAGCTCACCGAGGGGGTGGCCGTATTGATGACGGTGATCAGGGCGTCGATATTTCCGGCAGTCGACGTCGAGGTGTTGCCCGAAAGGACCAGCAGGCTGCCGTCTGGGCTGAGGGCCATCTGGCTGGCATATTCGTTGCCGGAGCCACCAATCGACCGCTGCCACAGCAGGGTGCCGGCGCTATTGTATTTGGCGATCAGCGCGTCGGCATTTCCGGAGCCACCGCTCGATGTTGAATAGCCTGCGACGTAGACGCTACCGGACGCATCCACCGCCCCATTGTACCATATTTCCTGGCCCGAGCCGTTGAGGCTGCGCTGCCATTGCAGGGTTCCCGAGGTGTCGAGCTTGGCCAGCCAGCCAAAGTAGTTGCTCGAGTAGTAGGCGCCAGCGAGGTAGATATTGCCGGCGGCATCGATCCAGCCGCCGTTGATGAATGGCCCAGAGACGTTTCGGGCCCACAAAAGCGCGCCGTCCCGGTTCCATTTGAACACCGCGCTGGTGGCGCTGGCGTAGATGTTTCCGCTGCCGTCAGTGCCGAGGATCTGGAAATTGACTACGGTTGAACCAAACGTCGCATACCAGAAGCTCTCGTTCGATTTGCCGTAGAGATTGGAGAGCGAGACCGGACCCGATGCAACGCCGGCAAGAGAACGCACGGCCGCCTCGCCAAGTGAAGTCGTGGTGGTTGATGTACGTTCCAGTTCGACCGCGACATTGCCAAGCGATATAGGCCCTGAGGTCTGCAGCGTCATGCGCGGGCCTCGAGGCGATCGACCTTGTCAGCCAACTCTTTCACGGCTTCGACCAGCATGCCAACCAGATTGCCATAGGCGACAGACAGCAGGCCATCGTCGTGGGCCATCACCGCCTCGGGCACGATCGGCGCCAATTCCTGAGCCACTAGGCCAATCCCGCGGCTACCAGTGTCGCGCCGCGTAAAGATAACCCCTCGCAGGCTTCGCACTTGGTCAAGCGCACCTGCGATGGTTGTAATGTCGGCTTTGAGCCGGGCATCGGAATAGGCTGTGATATCGCCGGTCGCGGTGATTGAGCCCGACACGGAGATGCTGCCGGTGAAGCTGTCGCCCGCCTTGTTGGCAGGCGTAAATCCAAGCGCGCCGGTCACATCGCCGGAGGTCATGGACGAGCCAGCGGTGACCCGGCCTTTCGCATCGACGGTGACCTTGAGATAGGTCCCGGCCGTCACGCCGGAGTTTGCCAGGGTCGCGGCGAACGACAGGTTTGCAGAGCCGTCAAAGCTGCCGCTGGTGCCAGTGACATCGCCTGTGAGCGCAATGGTCCGCCCTGTCGCCCACTTGGTCGCAGTGGCAGCATTGCCGGTGCAGGAGCCGGATGAACCCGTGATCGATCCGCTGCTGGTGATGTAGCCGCTTGGGTTGGTGGAATTGTAGGGCGTGAAGCCTAGCGCGGTCGTCACCATGGCCGAGGTCAGATTGCCAAAGCCTACCTGGACGACGGTGCCGCCTGCGGTCTTCGAAAATAGCTTCTGGTCGGCCAGATTGACCGCGAGTTCGCCCGCCTGAAGCGAAGCGGCCGCAGGGACGCTGGATGCGGTCGAGGACCGTTTAAGCAGGATGGTGCTCGGCATCAGAAAGTACCACCATCCAGTGTCACGCCATCAATCGAGCCACCGGTGATTGCGACGTTGCTCGCTGCCTGCGTCGACATGGTGCCAAGGCCAGAAATGTCGGTGTTGGGGATCGTGGCCGATGCGGTGAAGGCTGCGGTGCCGTTACCCTTGAGGTAGCCGGTAAGCGTGGTTGCCCCCGAACCGCCCTTCGCCACGCCGAGCGTACCGCCGATATTGCCCAGCGTCAGGTTCGCTTCGTTAACATCGACTGTTGGGTTACCGGCCACACCATCGCCATTGGTGACTGCGATCTTGGTCGAGCCGGCCGCTAGGGTGCGTGCTGCCACAGTTCCTGCTGCTGTCCGGGCAATGATCCCATTGGTGGCAAGGTTATGGAGTGCGAGCGCCTGACCGGTCAGCCCAACGCTGTCAGCAGCTACGGTAATGCCTGTGCCGGCACCCACGTCGATCGTGTTGCCAGTCTTGGTGAGGCCATTGCCGGCGACGATCTGCCCTGCGCCATTGAACTGGACGAAGGTGATCGCTGTCGTGCCCAGAGTGCCGCCAACATCAACCGTGCAGAGATAGCCGACGTCGGCGTTCACCGAGCCTTGTTCGACAAAGAGGTAGGCCGAGACATGCTCGTCCCAGGTCGAGAGATCGACGGCCCGGGACCAGGCGCCAGCGGCAACGACATAGACGCCATTTGCCGAAGTCGAGGTCTGGTCCTTCACCAGCACACGGTCACCAACGGCAAGAGCTACCCCGTCGATGGTCATTGCCCCGGAAAGCGAGGCGATGTTCGCGGTCGATGCAGCTTTCACCGAAGCCTTGGGATCGAGCCCCTGAACGGTCAGATCAACGTAGTTCTTGGTGGCTGCGTCCTGGGCAGCTGTCGGGTCAGCAAGACCAGTGATGCGCTGGCTATTGAAGTCCAGCGCAGCGGTAGGTGCAGCCAGCTGGTCGAGCCGGTTCGCCCGCACTCTGGCATCAGTGAAGTAGAGGTTGGTGCCTTCCGCAACATCGCTGCTCGAGAGCGTGATTGCGCCGGTCCGGCCAGCAACCGAGGTCACCGGGAAGGTGATCGCAACATTGCTGGCCGCCGTCACGCGCCCCTTGGCATCGACTGCGACCTGGCCAACCTGTGTAGCGGAGCCATAAGTCCCAGCGGTGGCGCCACTATTGGCGAGTGTCAGCGCAATCGAGGCGTTCGCAGAGCCATCAAAAGTCGCAGAGCCCGTGCCGTCACCCGTGATCGAAAAGGTCCTCGCAGTCGCAAGCTTGGTCGCGGTTCCTGCATTGCCGTCGATGGAGCCCGAAATTGTCGAGGTGAAGGTCTTGACCCCGGCGATGGTCTGGGCACCGGTCGTCGCCACAAAAGCACCCGAGCCGCCGATCGCGATGACCGAGGTCGCCGTGCCGCCAGCGCCGCCCGTGCCGGTGCCGTAATAGAGGGTGTTGTCCTGTTCGTTGAACGCGAGCTCGGCATTGGCAAGCGAAGCCGGAGCCCCAGCCGCACCGCCTGCAGCCCGCCGCTTGATGCGCAGGGTATTGGCCATCAGAAATTACCTCCGTCGACCAGTCTGGTCGCTTTCTCGTTGATCCATGTGTTGGTGGGGGATGAGTAAGTGAGGACGTCCCCGCCCTCGGGCGTAGCGAGATCGACATCGCTGAGATCGGTCAGCGCGCTCAGCGGCCCGGGTGGGCCAGGAGGACCCTGTGGCCCGGTGAACCCGCGTGGGCCCGAGATCCCGGCACTCGAGACATCTAGGGTGATGCTCGTGCCGTCACTCTCGACAAGGATGGTCTGGACCGCCTCGACGATCTGAAGCGCTGCACTCATTCGACATCAAACGTGAGGGTCGGAAGAACCTCACGCTCCCCGCTGTCGTTCTCGAAGCCGAGGGTCAGCCAAACCCGACCAGCGCCGGGTGCAAGCGGAGCAGTCTGCTCGTCGGTCCATAGAACCTCGATCTGCCCGCCCGAAGCTGGGATCAGGATCGCAAGCGCGGGCGGTGCAATGTTCGGACTTTGATCGATGACCATGAGCGTGAGCCCGGAAAGATCCCGGGCCAGTCCTGCGCTTTGGTCGGCAAAAAAGGTGGCGCGCACGCGCTTGGTGCCGCCCCGGCGAATGGTCAGCCTGGTCATGCCTGCACCTGATTGGAAAAGAGGGTGGCGGGAGCCGCAGCCCCCGCCCTGGGGCATCAGCCGATGCGGGCCGTAGCCGTCTTGCGGAACAGGACGCCGCCGATACCGGTCAGTGCCAGCACCACGGTCAGGACGTCAGTCTGATCGAGCCCGGCGGGCAGAACGCCGAGCGTACCGGCAATGCCCCAGAGGCTGCCAATGACGCCGGTCCAGATGGCCTTCGAGGTCCACCAAGGTTTGAGGTCTTCCATGTCATTTCTCCAATAAAAAACCCGCCATAAGGCGGGCGGGATGATCCAGCGGCAATGCGCAGTGGATGGGTGGGTCAGGCTTCGTTTGTGGAGAGCGCACCGGTTGCTGCCAGTTCGACTGGTTTCGCGGTTGCGGGTGCAGCCTTATAGACGGGACGACGGACCGCGATGCAGCGATCCTTGGCAATGCGGGTGATGGTCACGCCATCTGACTGGTTTCCGCCAAGCACATGAAAGGCGCCATAGTCCTCGCCGATGTAGAGCCCGACATGGCCGGAGACCTCACCACGCCGGAACACGAGCACATCACCAAGCTGGGGCTTTGCGCTCCCGTCCTTGCCGAAGTTCACCCAGCTCCTCGCCCAAAGTGGCTGGCTTGGCAGCGCCTTTCCGGCACGTTTGGCGACAATGGCCGCGAAGAGCCCGCACCAGGGGATCTCGTCGCGGTTGTAGACCTTGGCGAGCCCCAATTCCTTGGCCCAGCCGAGGATTACCGGATTATCGGCGGAGCCCTGCGCTTCAACGGTGCCGAAGAGCTTCCGGGCTTCTGACACCATCTTTGGCAAAGGTTGCAAGTCATCGAGCCAGCGGTAAGCTGGCGGTAGCGGGTTCATGGGTTCTCTCCTTTGGGAGGTTAGCGGCCTGAGAAGCCTTTGAAGGCGGCAGTGATCACTGCGATCGCCGCAACCAGGGTCGATAGCCATTTGACGAAGCGCACAACGCCAGTGGCCGTGTTCCAGGCGTCAAGCAGGTCTTTCAGTTCCTTGCGCACGGCCTTGAGCTCTGCCTGGACGGCTTCGAGGTCAGCACGGATCAGGGCCATTTCCACTGCGGGGTCTTGTTCGGGCATGGGAGGTCTCAGCGGATCGAGCAGATGATAGCGATGTCACCGGGCGAGAGATCGACAGAGTAGCCCGGCATCGGATTGAAGTCGGTCTCCCGCTGGCGTGAGCCGGTGGCGTAGTGGACGAACAGCGCGGGCTCGCTCAGCACGTGAGGCTCGGTCAGCACCTCCAAACGGTACTGAACACCCGGCGTCCGCTTCAATTTCTGCACCACGCAGCACAGCGTAAAGTCGTCTTGGAAGTGGCGGGTGAACTCGCCAGCAGGCAGATAACCGCCGCCGTTCTCGACGTTGTGGCAGCCGGGCGTCCAGGCTTGCGAGATAGGGCCATCCGGCCCCTCGAAGACGTACTCGGCCGATCCGTTGATGCAGATGGACACATGCTCGCACAGGGTCCAACCGACACCAGCCTCGTGCATCTCGGCGATGGTGGCATTGAGACGGGGCGGCACAAAGTCCAGCATCGGCCAGAGCCTCCACGAGTTTGCTGGCCGGCGGAACGTGAAGTCGTTCTTGAACACCCCGTAGTTGATCTCGAGGTCGTCGTTGATCGCGATCACCTCGTCGGTGACCGTCGGCCTGCGCTCTGCCTGCATGTCCTGTTTTCCTCTAGCTAACCGTGACCGAGACAACCTCGCGCACAATGTGGGCGCCGGACTGGCCGCCCAATGTGCTGATCGCGGCGCCACCCTGGGTCGCGGAGAGGTTGAACGTGTCGGTCGCGGCGTTGACGACGAAGTAGGTTGTGTTGGCGAAGATTCCGGCCGGAAGCACTCCGGAGGTCGTGAACTGGACCCGCTTGCCGTTTGTCAGTCCGTGACCTGCTGAAGTGACCGTCGCCGGAGTTGCGATGGTGATCGTGGCGGTGCGCGGCAGCATGCAAGCAAAGACGTTGCCGCTCAGCGTGCCATTGGCCTGATAAGCTGTGATCGGGTCTTTGTAGCCGTAGCGGGTGCCAGAGCCGGAGCCTGTGAAGCTGAGCGCCGCGCCGCCGGGAGTGGCCGCGATCTTGAACGCGCTCGCACTGACCACCGATTGGACATAGTAGATGGAGAATGCCGTCAGCCCGCTGGGCATTCCACCGCTGCAATAGAACTGGACCGGATCGCCGACGGCAAGCCCATGCGACGTCCAGTTGATAGTGTTGGTTGGCGATGGACTGAAGGTGATGCCGGTGACGTTGGTCGCCCAGGAAACCGCGCCTGCGCTCAAGAGATAGACCGTGCCGTTGATGCACAAACGGCTGGGCTCGGGTGTCAAACCGTATCCGTCGAGACCGATCAGCGTGCGAGACGTAGCGGCGTAGAAATCATACTCATGGGCAATCGCGCGGATAACGCGACCTTGCCAGTTGGCAGGCGTGAAAACCCCGCCACCAAGCGATGTGAAATAACCGCCATCAGCGCCATACTGTTCGCCGGCGCTGTATTTGTCGCCCCACGAGTAATAGCTGACGGGCAGATCGACCTGTCGTTCGTCGCCTCCCGATCCGAGTAGGATACCGAGTACGCCTGACATCAACTGATCCCCGTTCCGGAGACGAACCAAACGTTGGCCTCGACCTTTATCAGCGTAGCCAGGCCGCGCACGGCGAGCGTCCGGTTGCCAGTGCTGGTGGTGCCCGCCTGACAGAGGGTCACGCCCGAGCCCTGAGCGATCGTGATGGCTGCGCCGCCATTGTTGACGATGGTGATGGTCGTTCCGAGCGGGAAGCCGACAGTGCCATTTGGGGGCACAGTGATGGTCTGGGCTGCGGAATTGAGCGAATAGATGTGTTTGCCATTGTCAGCCGCGACCAGCTGGTAGGAAGCGCTCTGGGCATTCTGAGGCACTTCGCGAAATCCGATCGCCCAAGCCGAACCGCCGGCATCATTGACTGAGGAGCCACTGGCCGCACCCGAGATCGTCTTGTTGGACAGCGTCTGGCTATCTGTCGTCCCGACAACTGCACCGGTGGGAACCGACCTGCCGGACCAGGAGGCGAGATTGGCGCTATAACCCTGGACATCACTGCCGATGACCAACCCAAGATTGCTGCGAGCGGTTGGCGCATCGGGTGCGCCGGTTCCGCCATTGGCCACGGCTACCGTGCCCGTAATTTTGGCGCCGGACAGTGAGGTCAGCCAGGCGGGATCTGCATAGGAGCTGGTGGTAAGCACGGCATTGCCGGAAACCGAAGGCGCGGAGAGCGCCACAGTCCAGGATGCTATCGTGCCACTGCCACCTACCATCGCCACATTGACGACGAGCGCACCAGTGCCGCTGGTGTAGGCGGTGATTTGGCCATGCATCCAGTTGGTCGGCGTCGCCGTGCTGGTTATGGTCACCCATTGGCCAACGACGAAGGCTTTCCCAGTCTGGACGGTCAGGGATTTGGAGCCGGTGCCGATGGCGAGCGAGGTGGTGCTGGTGGCGCTGGTGCCCGGCGCGTTGACCGCCGTTGAGGCGCTGGCGGCCGCGTTGGTCGCGTAACCGTTGACCTCGACCGCCAGAGCATTGGCTTCGGTGCCAAAAGTCGGCAGCGCGCCGAGGAAGGCGTCCGCACGCGCAGAGAAGTTCGCCGCGTCCGTCCGGGACGGCGGAGTGGGCAGTGCTGTGATAGGCATGAAATTACCCCTCGGGGTGGATCAGGTGAGCCCTTCAATGGTCAGGCTGCAGTAGCTGACCGTCGGGTAGGCAAGGTCGATCGAGAACTCTTTGTAGAAGCCGTAGACCGTGAGGCTCTCAAAGCTCTCCGAACCGATCCAGAGGACCGGCGACGCGCGAAGAGCGGCCAAGTTGCGGGCCACGTCGTCGATAGCACTGGTCGGCATGACGACCCTGGCCGTCATGCGCTTGGCAAAGGCGCGTTCAACCACCGAGGTCACACCGAACTGGTCGGTTTCTTTCCTCGAATAGTCGATGATCCCGATGTCCGCGCCGTGCTCGGTCTCGCCGATCGTAAACTGCCTTCCGAATAGCAGCGCGCCGCAGGAGGCGAGGTCTGCCGGATTGTCGCGCGTGACCGTGACGGTGATGATGCCCGCCTCGTAGACCGGCACATCGAGGAACAGAAGGCTCGACTTGCGTCCGACCGGCTCGAAGAACCAGCTGAACCAGTTGTCGATCGCCGTGCCGCCGACATTGAAGCTCTGGGTCTTGGTGTAAAGCGTGGAGCCCGACACTGTCAGCGATACCGTCGCGCTCTCTGCATCGGTGTCGATCAGCGCGACGCCATCCGTGGCACCGGGAGCCAGGACGACCTGCAAACTTCCGGCTCGTGTCGTGGCGGTGCCAACCCGGTCGTCGAACATGGCCCAGCGGTTGGTCGGCCCGAGATCGAGCCATTTCGTCGGGTCGCTGGCCGGGTTCACGCCGGTCGAAGCCGACAAGGCCTCATACTTGCGGTGCGTCGTGGTCAGGATGACCCGGGCGCCAACCGCATAGGCTGTGCTTGAGGACCACACCGCATGATCGTTTTCGGGCGCTGTGCTGCTGGTGAGCATCGCGTCCGTCAGCGTCGTCGGACGGATCAGCTTCATGCCGCCGTCCTCACAGCCAGCGCGTCACCATCCGGCGTCACCCGTTCGAGAATGCGGGCGGTCTTGCTGGTGCCCGAGGCAATGGTAGCGGATGCAAGCCGCTGCTCATCGCGAAGATCCGAGAGCTCCTGTTTGAGTGCCGCCAGCCCATCGATCAGCACAGTCGCGCTGTCATTGGCGGCCGACGTCGCTGTCGCGGTCTGGGTACTCGAAAACTGCTCCCACCAGCTGGGTGTGGTTGAAGCGGCGGCCGCAGCGGTTGCCGTGTCTGTGTTGAGCCCTGCCATGGCGTTGATGATCGCCACAGTCTGCTCAAGGCTGGCCGCCGTCTGCCCCTGAATGCGGGCCAGATCCTGCGCCGAGGTCGCTGCATCAGCAGCTGCAGTCAGAAGGCCTTGACTGAGGCCGGGGAGCGACTTGGCCGCCTCCTGATCGCCGGCACGTGCCGCGAGCGTCGCTGCATTGAACTCGGAGAGCGCCTGCGCGTAGCTCTTGGTGCCGCCATCCATGGTCCCGCGGATACGCGCGACCTCGGAAAGCAGGCTGTCGGTGATCTGCGACCATACCGAGCGAAGTTTCTCGGCAGCGGCAGCAGCTTCATTAGTGGCCTTTTGCTGATCCTGCAGCGCCCAGATCTGCTCCTGCAGCGCCTGGTTGGACGCATCAAGCTGGGCCAGATCCAGCGCCCGGAGAGCTGCCGTGTTACCCTGCAGTTCGAGCAGCTGACGTTCCAGCGACAGACGTTCATCCGCAATGGCCGCTGCACTTGCCGCATCCTGCGCAGCGCCAATCACTTCGGCAAAGGCAGGCGCAAGCTGGATCAGCGCGACATAAGCTGCACGGCCCGCCTCGGTGGTGAGATCCTGCGCTTCGACCAGCGAGCGGAACCCCGAAATGCTGTCCGGCAGGATGAGCCCAAGGCTCTCGAAGATCTTAGCCATCTGCGCCGTCTGGGCAGCTGCCTGTTCAGCCTTGGTGTAGAACAGCGAGAAAAAGTCGCCGGTGGCGGAGGCCATGTCGCTGGCCGAACCGAACAGGTCAAAGAGGTTCATCTTTGCCGAGAGCGACAGGCCCTCGACCGATGTGCCAAGCAGGCTCAGCGACGAGTTTACCGCCTCGATGCTGGAGGCCACGCGGACCAACGTCTCGAAGTAGCCTTCGCCCACCTTCTGGAACTGATCGAGGCCAGGGATTGCGGCGCGCGCGATGCTGTCAGCTGCCGCGCCAAAGATCGCGGTCAACTTCTCCTGGATCTGGTCACCGGTCAGGCCCTTCAGATCAATTTTGCCGATGTCGATGACGAAGGCACCCAGCCGCGACTGCACTTCGTCAAGCGATAGTCCCAAAGGACCAGCCGCCGCCGAGATCGCATCGTAGAAGCCTCGGAAGATGAGGCCAAACTGCTGCTCCAGCTCGGCGCTCGCGGCAGAATACTGCGTCGAGTAGCTCGAGCCGACGCTGATCCCGAAGAACTTCTTCGTCTTCTTGATGTCGGAGTAATAGCTCGCATCGAAGCCGCCCGAGAGGATCGAGCCCAGCGACTGCGCTCCGCCGTAGATGCCCTGTCCGACAATGCTCGTCTTGGTCCCGAAGAGCGCGTTGACGATGCTGCCGAGCACCTTGCCAAGACCGCCGAGCAGTTTGGCGCCAAGGAACCCGATTGCCGCACCAATGGGTCCGGCAATGGCCATGCCGATGCCTGCACCGATCAGCGATCCGGTCTTGGAACCCACGAAGTTCGAAACACTGGTCAGCACAGAGTTGGTTGCACCCAGCAGGCCTGTCAGCTTCGTGCCGGTCTGGACCCCGGCGGCCGACGCTTCGATCCCGCCAGTGCGAATGATGAGGTTGGTGAGCCCGCCAATGTTGGCCTCGATATTCTTCAAGGCGGCAAGCATGGCAGCGGAATAGCGCATGGTGAGCGTGTCGACCTCGCGCAGATGATCAATGGCATTTGCGATGCTTTCGGACTTCGCGCTGGCATCGCCAAACACCGTGCCGATCCCTTCATTGGCTGCCGGCAGTTTTTGCGAACCACCAAACGCGCCGCCGATCGCAATACCCAGCGAGGCGATGACGCCCGCCGTAATGGCGCCGGCGGCAATGTTGAGCGGGAACGGCAACGAGCGGATGGCGTTCACCACTGCTTCGACCGCCTTGATACCAGTCGTGATGATCGAGTTGCCCTGTTCGACCCCGGCACGCGCCGTGTCGGAAGCAGCCATGGCGGTGTCGCTGGTCACTTTGGCTGCGGTCTGCGCGCCAATGAGGCCGATCTTCACCGCTGCATTCTTGATCGCGATCGCGAGCTCGAAGGTGCGGAACACCTTTTCGGCGGCGAGCATCGCCTTGTAGCCGCCAGAGCCTTCCTTGAAGAACCCCTTCGCAGCGGAGGCAAGGTTGCCATAGTGATTGATCTCGGCCGAGGCCTGTGCGGTGCGCGCGTCGGCATACTGGAAAGAGGTCTTGCCGTATTCGCGTTCGGCATCGGCGACGCGCTTGGCGGCCGCCGCCTGCTCGGAGGCAAAGCGGGTGATCTCGACCGTGATACTGCCGATCGCGCCGCCGACCGAGCCAAAGGCATCGGCCATGCCGCGGGCAGCTGCTTCCGTTGCCGAGACCATGTCCTCGAGGCTCTTGAGGTAGTCCTCTTGGCCTTTCTGCGCGTAATCCGCCTCGATGAGCGCTGTCTTGGCTGTCCGATATCGCTCCCAGGCAGCGGCCCCGCGTTCGAGGACGATCTGCTCTTTTTCGGCTTCGAGATTGGCGAGCGCCTGCGCCTTGGTTGACTTGCCCAGCATCGCGACCTGCAGTTCGAGCGGGGCGACGGTGTTGCGGACGAAATCCTTCTCGGCCTGCGCCCTGGTTGCCTGTTCCCATGCTTCACCAGCCTGAAGGATAGCGAGGCGCGCTTCATCAGTCGGCGCCTTGAGGGCAGCCATTGCGACTTCCATACGCTTGATCTCGATCGAGGTCTTCCCGATCTTGGCGGTCTCGATCTCGAGATTGCGAGCAAAGTCTTGGGCTGCCTTGAGCGCCTTTTCCGCTTCGGTCGTCTTGGGGCCCTTGGCGGCCTTGTCGGTCTTGTCGCCGCGGATTTCCTCGGCCTTCGCAGCAAGCCGGGCTTTGGCAGCCGCAATGCTGTTCTCGCGCCACTTGGCCGAGAAGCTGTCCATCATCGACATGGCATCGCCAAAGGCTGAGGCAAATTCGCCGCGCACCTGGGCGCCCATTCGCGCGGTGGAACCAGCAAAACTGTTCTCCATGCGTGGCAGAGCAACGTTCTCGATCCGCGAGATCGAGGAGAGCCCGACCCGGTCGAGCAACGGGTTCACCCGGTCGACCAGCCAATTGATCGCGGCGATCGCCTTGTTGGCCATGAACTCGACGCCGCTGATCGTAAGATTGGCGGCGCCTACAGCGGCCTCGCTGATCACGCCCGGCAACGACGACCAGATAATCCTGATCGCGTTGAAACCGCCGACCCAGCCCGCATAGACGAAGGCAATGGCGTATTTGCCGACCGTCATGACGGTCTCGAAGGCGGTCACCGCCCAGTCCTTGAGGGTCGAGAAAACCGAGCCGAGGCTGAGCCCGTCGGACACCGTCTTCCAAAGACCCTTCATGGTATCGCCAACAGTGATCCCAACCGGTCCGAGCTTCTCCATCTCCTTTTTCGTGAGACCAAGGCTCTGGGCGTATTTGTCGAGCTCGCCGGTCTGCTTCACGCTGGACTGGAACATCTTGAATGCGCCAAACGCGAGGGCAGCAGCGGCGGCTGCGGCTAGCAGATAGGGGTTGGTGAGCGCAGCTGCAGCCGAGCTTGCCGCGAGCCCCATAAGCGCCCGAGCCATGCCGCCGATCCCAACGCCGGCCTGCATTCCGATCTGCCCGATCTGGGTGCCCTGCTGCATAAACACGGTCAGAGGCTTCTGTCCGGAGAACAGACCGACGACCATGTCATTCAGCTGATAAACGAGGTTCTGGACGTGGTGGCCGGCAAGCTTGGCGGAGCCGCCCATGCGGGTGACGCCGCCACCGCCCACCGCGTTCAGCGCCTTGTCGGCCCGGGCAGCGGAATCCGCCACATCGCCCATGGCGCCGGCCACCGTGCGCTTCATGTCGGCCATCTCCTTTTGGAGACGGGCGACATTGGTGATCATCTCGATCTCGAGGGTGCCAGCCTTCATGTTGCAGGCTCCTTCGGCAGCATCATCGCCCGGAAAGCATTGGTGACCTTCCGGGAGACTTCCTCTCGGTTGAGACTGGAGGTGGCGGTCCAGGGCGGCGGACAGTCGGGTTCACGGGCCCGGGCGGTTTCTGCGACGAACTCGACCGACAAGCGGCGCAGCAGCTTGGCGATCCAAGGCGGCAGGTCATGCCCCATGCATTGCTGCCAGTGCTCAATGGAACTCCAAGTGATGGGAACTGCCCCCATCGCGCCGGGATCGGTCGGCCCCACTTCCATGAGCCAGTCGATCACCCAAGGGGTGCGGATCGGTGGAAAGTCAGGTGCAAGATCGTCAATGGCCATCCGCTGCAGCCGGGTCAGCGGCTCAGCATCAGTGTCCGGCTTCGTGTGTTTGGTGGAGCGCGGCTTGGGTGCCGTACCGAGCCAGGCCAGTTGGCGGACGTAAAGGCTCAGCTCTCGGCCGAGCTCTTCGTAAAATTTGCCCAGTCATTGATGTGAGCGGCAACCTGCGTCGCGATGAAGCCGATCGAGGGATCGGCATAGGCCTTGCGGAACAGCTCCTGGCCTTCGAGGCCGTCAGCAGGCGGATAGGTAAAGCCGTTGAAGCTGACAGTGCAGGCGGCGAGAAAATCAGCCTGTTCGGCGAGCTTTTCCTCGGCCGACTGGTCCATTTTGCCGCGCTTCTTGATCTTGTCCATCAGCTGGTTCTGCTGGCGGGCCTGCGCGCGCTGGTAGACCTTCGAGCCGGGCCCATAGACCGTGATCGAAAGGCGCTTGCCCTTGTCGTCGAAGAGCGGGGCATCGTCGCCGCCAACCAGATCCACCGTCGAGGTGTCGGTCGCGGCAAGCGTGGTGATGTCAAACATGAGATATCTCCGTCAGGGTGTCATGGATCAGGGAGCGAGAACTTCGACGATGCCCACACCGGCGGAGTTCGTGGTAAGTTCGAGGGCCACCGTGGCGGTCGTGATCTGATCAACCGATCCCACATTGACCTTGAAGCTCATCACCTGTGCCTGGAAGTAGTACTTGTCGCCGTTCTGGGTAGTGACAAGGAAGCTGTGATCGGCATCGGAGATCGAGGCGGATTTCAGCAGGATCTGGCCTGCGTCATCGGTATCGAGCCCGAGCTGGATCTGCATCGTGCCCTGGTTGAAGCTGCCCTTCTTCTTGACGACGCCGCGGCTGCCGACAGGGTTGAAGGTGACGAGATTGAACTCGCGGCCGAACTCACCAAGGTCCGACACTTCGCCAACCACGGTCATGGAAAGTGCGTTGTAGCCAGTGGCATCGAAGGTCGCAGGGGTAGAGGCCGACACCTTCAGAGTGGTGCCGGCGGAAGTCCGAACGGTCATAGTCTAGGTCCTTGTGAAGGTGAGGCCTCAACGCGCCTCGTTGAATGAGACGCGGAAGTCCTGCGTCTGCATGTGGATGCCGGTCTCCTCGTCGAGGAAGTCAGGCCCGGCGGAATCGGTGTGCACGGTGACGTCGGTAAGTCCGTCGATTGCAGGCATCTGGTCGGCGGCGGCCGTGCGGATGGCGGCAAGAATGGCCTTGGTTTCGGGATAGGCTCGCGCCAGCACAGTGATCTGGACACGCTCGGTGACCCGGCGCTTTGGGCCCGGTGCGGGGATGTTGCGATCAACGCTGCTGACCGACATCAGCGAGATTGCTGGAAGTTCTGTGCCTTGCGGCAGGCTGCCAGCTGCGATCCGCGCCTCCGGCACGAGCGCCGTCAGCCCGGTGTCGGCGACCAGGAGCGATCGAACCGCGATCACCCCGTTCATTCGTCGTCGACCTCAAGGGTTGGGGCACGCAGATCACCAATCTGGACGCGGTGGGCGATGTAGACGCCCATCGCATTGACGGCTTCTTCAGCCTTCTGATCGAGCGCCGGGCGCAGAAACGGCCTGGCAGCGTGCCCGGGATGCATGACGACGGGCCCGACGAAGTTCTCGCCAATCTTGAGGCTGCCGCGCTTCAGCATCTTGTTCATCGTCCCGATCGAGACCGCACGCGGGCCATGCCGAGTCTGGCGGACCGGTTTGTCGGCCTCGGACACCGAGATCAGGTGGGGCGTAACGCCGTATTCGACGAAGAGGCCGAGATAGGAGCCGCTCCCACGCAGTTTGACGTAGGATGAGAGCTTCGATCCATCGGTGCGGGTGCCGATCCCGATCGCTTTCTTGAGCTTGCCCGTCCGAACCGGGACATTGGCCTTGGCCTGCTGCTGAATGACCTTGGCGCCTGCACGCAATCCGCCACGAATGACGTTGCGCTCAAGGTTCTTGGGCAGTTCATCGAGCAGACGCAGCAGCTCGGGGCCGCCCTTGAGCCTGATGGTCATGGGGCCGCTCCTTCACTGGAGAGTTCATCGACCATGATCTCCATGGCCTCTCGACGCCCCAGTATTGCCGGACCGGAAACGATCTGATGGGTGCGATTATCGATGATGATCCGCATGTTCGAGGAGAGGCCGGGCAGATAGCGGATGCGAATTCGGGCAGGCCGGCGGCCGATCTGGATGCTGTCGGCGAGACGCTCGGCCCGTGAGGGCAGAATGTCCTTCACCTCGGCCCAGACGCAGGCAAATTCGGTCCAGGTGATGGCTTCAGTGCCGTATTGCTGGTCACGCGCCACCACTTTGTGTTCAATCCGGATCCGGGCGTCGAGCTTCGAGGCTAGATCCAACGGCATTGGAGCTGACCCACCAGCGTATCGAAGGCGAGACAGGGCGCGCCTTCGCGGTTTTCAAACATTGAGGCGGTTTTGACCAAGATTGCGGCCCGGGCAATCTGGAGATCGGGGTCGGTATCGGCGAACCCGGCTGAAAGAGTGATGCGGATCAGGCCGTCATCAGCCAGTTGGGGCCAAGACTTGCCTGATGCGGGACGGATGCGGGTGAACCCATTACGCCGCCTCGCAACATAATCGCCCTCGGGCAGAATTACCTCGCCGCCATTTGCCGCCGTGTAGTGGATCTCGGCCACCGTCACCGGTCGGACCGGCACGGTGATCTCGGGCAACCAGCTTTCCAGCTGCAATTCGAGGGACTGCTCGCAAAGCTTGAGCCCGGTCAGCAGTTCCAGTTCGGCCTGGGCGGCATCGAGCTTCGCGCCCAGCAGCAGATCCTCGTCACGACCATCAATGCGCAGCTGCTGGCGCGCTTCCTCGAGCGTCACGGCCCGGTCCTGTGGCGGCTCGAGCGTGACGATCTCGGACATTAGTCAGCCTTGGTACGATGCGTGGAGCCGGACTTGCGGGTCACGGGCTCATCGTCGCTCGCGGCCGTTTGAGCGGGCGCCGGTGCCTCAAGTGCGTCGACTTCGATAGCGAGGCCGCGTTCAATCAGGCTGCGACCGGCCTGGTCGTCGACCTCGAAGGTCTGGCCGGTGGTGATGTTGTTAGAGCTCACCGAGCTCACATGGACAGTGTCCAGGGCTTTGACGATCATGGCGTCCCTCCAGAGGTTATGGGGCCGACCGTGAGGCCGACCCCGTCAGATCAGACCTTGGTCGCGGCGGTGGCCGAGGCCGTGAAGTCACCCTTCACGAAGGCCTCGGGGCGGTAGACCGCGAGCGCGAGACGCTCTTCGGCGAGCACCGTGACCAGGTTCTTGCGGAAGTTCTGGTCGTCCTCGGTCGAGATCTCGACCACGGCATCCATGCGATCAAAGATCTGGGCGCCCAGCTGGAAGGCGCCGGTCAGGAACTTTCCCGACGCCATCGACTGGGTGGAAACCACCGGCTGACCCCAGAGCGTCGGCGACAGGTTGCCCTGCGGATTGCCGATGATGAACTGGCCAGTCGTGTCCTTGAGCAGTTCGATGCTCGCCCAGTCAGCCGGGTGCAGCACGACGCCGGTGGACATCAGTTCCGACAGCGCGGTCTGCAGCATGGCGAGACGCAGGACATCGATCTTGGTGACCGGAGCCGGGATTGTGATTGGCGGCGTGAACGCAGTTGCCTGCGTGTAGATGCCGTTCAGATCCGTGCCCGTGCCGCCGCCGTTCAGCAGCTGGTTTTCCTCGACCAGCGCCAGGCCGTAGGTCAGACGACCGTCGATGTAGGACTGGAGCATCGGCACGTCGTCAAGGATCTGGCGGGTCGCCAGTACCCAGTGAGCGATCGTGGTAACACTGCTGGTCACGACATCGAATTTGATGTCCGTCTGCGGCTTGGTGGCGCCTGCCGTTTCCGAGACGGTGGCAGCCGCGTTGGTGAAGCCCGTTTCCTTGACGTACTGCACCGCATTGCTGGCAGTCCGCCCGGGCGTGAGAAGGTCACGCACGGTAAGGCGCCGCTGCCCCGGGGCAATGACGCCCGGAATGCGGTCCGGGACGATCAGATCACCCGCCGAGCCATTGGCATCGGTGGTGAGCGAGGAGATGATCGATTTTACCTCGACGCTGGCGCGGCCGCGCGCGGTCTTGCTGTTCAGGAAAGGCTGGATCGCCTCGTTGGTGACGACCTGTTCGCCGAGCGTGCGGGCCTCGACGCGTTCGTCATCCTGCTTCTTGCGGGCGAGCTTCTGCTCGACCTCATCAAGGCGGGCCTTGGCTTCGTTGAGGGCGGTCAGCGCCTCGTCGGCCAGCTGCTTGGTCGAGGCAGACAGTTCTTCACCCTTGGCAGCCTTGCCGAGGGCTTCCTCGGCGAGCGCCTTGACCTCGTCATGGCGGGTGTCGAAGTCCTTCTTTACGGCTTGCTGCTGCGCATCGAACGCAGCCTTCACTTCGCCGGCAAGCTGCTCGGCGCTCTTGGTGTCAGTCATGGGTAGCTCCGTGGGAGTGAGGTTCAGCCGCGAATTTGTGCGGCGAGTGCCGACAGGAAGTCGGTGGTGTTCTCACTGCCGGACTCACTCCGGAGCAGTGACTTGAGGCCTTTGCCCGCGATTGCGGTGGCCTGGCTTTTCGAGAACCCTGCCTCGCGCAGGAAATTCTCAAAATCGGGAAGCGATGGAAGGATCTGGCCGTCGGTCACGGTCTTAACCGCGGTGACCTTCGCCTCGGTATTCATGGGCATGGTGACGAGGCTGATTTCGCGAAGATCGATCTTCTTCAGCCGCAGCACACCTGCCTTGTAGGGATCAGGCGCGGCGCCGCCCTTGGGGATGGTGTAGCCGATCGAGAGACCGCCAAGCGCCCCGTGCTTCAGCTTGCCATAGGCGCGCTGGGCGACCGGATCGCCGTCGAGAATGAGCTGTCCACGCACAAACAGGCCGCGATCATCCTCGAAGATGTCGCGCCACACGCCGATCGGTTCGCGCTGGTCGTGCTGCCATAGCATCGGGATGCCCCAGCCTTCGGCGCGGGCCTTGGCGACGCTTTCGCGGAATGCGCCCGGTTCGATGAGGTCACCGCCCTGGTCGACATTGCCAAAGGTCGAAGCATAGCCTTCGAACTGGCCGGTGTCCTGCAGATCACTGGATTTGAGGGTCAGAGTGAGATGTTTCATTTAGGGGGCTCCGATGGGGCAATAGCTCCGGTGTGCGACAGCAATCCTGCCTGGGTGATGGGCACGTTCTGCATCTGCATGCGGGGGACATCGCCACCGTCGACCGGCGGCAGGTTCTCAAGGGCGCGGACCTCGTTGATGGTCATCACGCCATTGGACAGCATCTGCTGGTAGAAGGAGGCGCGCGCACCACTGTCGCCGCGCAGCAGACCTTCCAGGTTAAATTCGATCACAAGCCCAGCTTGGCGGTCAGCAGGGGAGAGCAGTTGTTTCGCCAGCGCCTGCTCGATGCGTTTGAGACGCCGCCGCAGCGTGAACTTCTGAAACCCCAGCGTCTGCTGTTCGAGGCCGGTGCCCCAACTGGTTGTCTTCTCGGTGTGTCCGACCATGAACGGCGGCACGCCGAAGAAGCGGCAAACTTCCTCGACCGAGAATGCCCGGCTCTGCAGCATCTGCGCATCTTCCGGGCTGATCGAGAGCTGGACCCAGTCCATGCCGCGATCGAGCAGCATGGGCCGCCCGGCATTGATTGCCCCGGCAAACTTCTCCTGCAACAGTTCCTCGGCCATCTTCCGCTGGTCGAGGGTAAGCGTGTCGGCGGTCTTCAAAAGACCTGAGGGCCGGACCCCGTTACGGAACGTGTCTCCCGAGGCCCGTTCGATTGCCTGCGCGAGGCCAAAGGTCTGTCGGCCGAACGAAAGTGTAGAAAGACCGCCCAGCGGATTGCCGCCAAAGCCCCGGATGTGGAGCATGTTGTCCTGGCTGACCACCGACCGGACGCCGTCGTCAGACCACTCATATTCTAGGCTACCGTCGCGCAGACGGCGCACCGTCATCAGTTCCGGCGCGATAGGAACACTGAGCGCCACTACCCGGCCGTTGCTGCCTCGGATGATCTCGGCATAGGCATTGCCATTGAGTTCAATGCAGGCGCAGATGAATTCCCAGAAGTCGACCGCAGTCTGATCCGCATTGGGGCTGTCGTGCAGGATCCGGTAAAGCGGATGATCGGTTGCGACCATCCTTGTGCCGCCTCGGGTGCGGTAAACCATGAGCGGCAGCGAGGCGATCGTGCCAGCGAGCAGATTAACGCACGCCCATGCCGAGGCGAGCCCCAGCACTGAAGTCGTCGAGACCACTTCGCCCGTCGTCGTGGTGCGCCCGCCTACCGGCTGCACCAGCCGCGGATCAGTAAGGCCGATGGAGCGCGCGATGTATCCGAGCGCCTTTTGAAAGAGGTTCATGCCGTCAGGCTCTTCAGCCAGTCGTCAATGGAGCCGCCAGTGTCGCCCGCCATCGCTGCCCCCACTGCCATGCACAGCGCCACGGCTGCGTCGATTTTGTTGATGGCTCGCTGCTTGGAGAGCCACTTGTTGTCCCAGCGGTCGGTCTCGGTGACCGCCGACATCATTGCGGAAATGAGGACCGGATTGCGCTTCAGGCGGATCCGGCCCTCAAGGATCAGTTCTTCCAGATGCCGAAGCGAGCCCGGCATCCAGAGACCTTCGGTCATCTCGCCCGCTGGCTTGGCCCGCTTGGTGCCGCCCTGCGGGTGCTCGACAAAGGTCAGGTCGAGCCCGAGTTCAGCGACTTCCTCCTCGAACCGGCGAAAAGCGTATCGATCGTATGCGACCGCCTCGACCCGGTAGTCCGAAGCCATCTCGGCCAGAGCCTGCGCCACATGGCGAAAGCTGATGTTCTCGCCTTGCGGCGCATTCAGAAATCCGTCTGCGACCCAGAGGTCGTAAGGCTGCTTGTCCCGCAGAACCCGGGCAGCCAGCGTGTCGCCCGGCGTCCAGACTTCGACCCAGGCATCAAAGCAGGGTTTGCCATCCTTCTCGCCGCTGCGCTGAACCGCCGCCAGTGCGGTCAAATCCCGGTTCTGACTAAGGTCGAGGCCGAGCCAGACAGGCTGGCCGACCTTCGGTTCGAACTCCGCCAGCAGCGGCTCGAGCGTTGCCCGGGCCATCCAAGCGGTCTCGGCGTCGGTCCACACGCAGAAGTGAAGACGCAGGATCCCGTTGAGCTGTCCTGGAATCGCCTTGGCCTGCGCCACAACCTCAGTCAGGTACTGCTCGGTGATCGTGACGCCCAGAAGCGGGTTCGCCTTGATCCAGCAACTGGGGTCGGTCAGCGGATCGTCGCTCTCATCGAGAGCGCAAACATAGCTGAACGTCGTGTCATCTATGACCTGCCCGAAAAAGGTCGGGTCGGTCACCGCATCGGGGTTGCCAGCAGCTACCCGGACAGCGTGTTCGTGTTCCTCCCAGGCAACTGAATTGCGGTCTGAACCGGAGTTCGTGATCATGAACAGCAGCGGATCGCGGCGGAACTTGAAGCCACGCTCCAGCATTTCGATGATCGAGCGGTCTGGCAGCTCGTGGATCTCGTCAGCGAGCACGAAGTAGGGGCGGGGCCCCGATCCGGTCTTGCCCGTATCTCGCGACACTGGTCGGAAAAAGCTCCCTGTAGGCAAGTGTGCGATGTTAAACTCGCGACTTGGACCACCTGAGAAGCTTAGGCGGCGGGCGAGAGAAGGGGACTGGCGTACCATCCTCACTGCGTCACGGAACAGGATGTTGGCCTGCTCTTTCTTGGCCGCGGCCGCGTAGATCTGGGCGCCGGCCTCCTTGCAGGCGGTCATGCCATAGATGCCGATGCCGCCTGCTACCGGCGACTTCCCGTTGCCTTTGCCTTGCTCGATGTAGGCTCGACGGAACCGGCGCCTGCCATCCTTGCGCTTCCAGCCGAAAACCGAACCGATGATGAAGGCTTGGCTCGGTTGAAGCTCGAAGGGTTGACCCTCAAACTGACCTTCCGAAAGCTTCAGCACCTCCTCGAAGAAAGCGAAGGCGTGGTTTGCGGCATCGTGATCAAACCAGATGCCATCCTTACGCTTAAGGTCGGCGATGTGCCTCTTGCAGGCGTTACGAACGTGGGGTCCGGCGACAATCTCGCCCGACACCACAGCCGTGGCATAGGCCAGCGTGCGGTCAGGCGAAGAACCGGTCGGCGGGGTCGCCACTTTCTTCCGGCGGCTCGGCCGAGATCCTGCTCCTTGCACTGGGCGTCATCCCGAATTCTGCGGCGTAACGCATCATGTCCGCCGCCGCCTTGTTGGCAGTTCCCACCAGCGGGTTCTGGATCGCGTTGCCGTTCGATGTCTTGATCATGAGGCCGCCGGTCAGCTGGTCCTTCTCGGCCATCTTGGCGATGGCCCGTTCGGCCTGGACCCAGCGTCCATAGGCCATGGCGTAGGCAGCAAGTGCCGCCCGGTCGATCTCGGACAAGATGCCGAGGTTGAAGAGCTCGGTTGCCACCCGGTTCCATTCCTCGACCGCATCGGAGGTGAGGTGGGCTGGCGGCGCTGGTATTGCAGCCTTGGTCTTGGCCTCTTTGCGGTTGACCTTTCGCTTACCCGGATTGGAGGTCACAAGCTTGAGCTGCGTAGGCTTCGGCTTTCTGCCGGTAATCATGCGGCCTCAGCTATTCTCCCGCCTGCAATTTCGTCGAAAGTCCGGCCGTCCCCTTCAAGGGTCGCAGCCTGGCCGGTGAAATCCTGCCAGCGCTTCACGGCCACATCGATGTAAGCGGGATTAAGCTCGATGGCGTGGATGGCGCGGCCGGTCATCTCACCGGCGATGATAGTGGTGCCCGAGCCAGAGAAAGGCTCGTAGACAGCCTGGCCCGGGCTGGAATTGTTCTCGATCGGGCGCTTCATGCACTCGACCGGCTTTTGGGTGCCGTGGCCGGTTTCGTTCTTCTTGGGCTTGGCGATGTGCCAAACGGTGGTCTGCTTGCGGTCACCGGCCCAGTGACCTTTGGCCCCCTTCTTCACGGCATACCAGCAGGGCTCATGTTCCCAGTGGTAATCGCCTCGTGAAAGGACAAGCTGGCCCTTGTCCCAGATGATCTGGGAACGCAGGTGGAAATCGCAGGCAGCGAGACTGTCGCCGACAACACCGGCAAACAGACCTGCATGCCAAACGTAGGCAACATCGCCTGGGAACAGTGCCCACGCGTCGCGCCAGTCGGCCTTGTCATCGTTCAACACCTTGCCCTTGGCTGAGCCCGAGGCGGCAACGCCAGCTTTCTCGCGCCAGCCTGGATCATACTCTACGCCGTAAGGAGGATCGGTGACCATCAGGTGGGGTGAAACGCCGTTCAGCGCCTTGGCGACGGCTTCGGCATCGGTGCTGTCGCCGCAGACCAGCCGGTGCTTGCCGAGCAGCCAGACATCGCCGGATTTGGTGATGGGCTCGATCGGCGCTTCCGGAATTGCGTCGGGGTCGGTCAGGCCATCGGTCTTCTCGGTCAGCAGCTTTGACAACTCGTCGGCCGAGAACCCGGTCAGCATCAGGTCGAAATCGAAACCCTGCAGATCGCCCAGTTCGACGGCCAGCAGTTCAAGGTCCCAGCCAGCATTCAACGCCAGCTTATTGTCGGCGATGACGTAGGCCTTCTTCTGGGCCTCGCTCCAGCCCTTGGCGACCATGGTCGGTATCTGCGTCAGCCCCAGCTTGCGCGCAGCAAGCAGACGTCCATGGCCAGCAATCAGCCCGCCATCTTCATCAACGAGGATCGGATTGGTCCAGCCCCATTCACGGATTGAGGCAGCGATCTGCGCAACCTGTTCATCCGAGTGCGTGCGGGAGTTGCGCGCATAGGGCGTGATCTTCTCTATCGGCCAGAACTCACTGCTCTGGGCCGGCCAGTTCTGATCCATAGATATCCTTGGATAGCGTTTGGCCGCGGAAGCCTTCAGGCTCGCGGCGCGCGGTAAAAATGTCAGGTCGAAGGGTAGTTGGGGGGCTATTGCCCTCGGGTCAGACCAGTTCGAGCTCGTTCAGTACCTTGGCCGTGTCGAGCAACTGGCCGGTCCGGACCGTGATTTCGATAGTTAAACTGCCGGCGGTCGCGCTAGCGTAGGCGCCGCCTTCGTAGAGTGCTTTTTCAATCGTCTCGATTAAATTGACGATCCGGCTGCGCTCGAAGTTCTCGGGCTTCGTGCGGATTGCGAGGCGGATCGTGCTGGTTGCACTTGCGCTCATGCGGCCTGCGCCTTGAGACTAAAATGGAGCACATAGCCCTTGAGGTAGGGAAGCCCGGTCGGCACTGAGAGCTCTCGACCTGTATGGCGATCAACAACCCATTTCATCCAGCGATTTACAGCAATTTCAATGGCATCACTCAAGGCCACCCCTGAATACATGCTGCTACCGACATAGTCAGCGAAATGCCTGCCATGTCGGCTATCGAGAAAGTCACGGACCCCTTTCGCATTACCTCCAGCCGCCTTCGAAATAGCCTGAAAGGCGATCGGCCATGCCACCTTCGCATCTGTGAAGCCTCCACTGGTGCCGTAGAAGCCCCACGCTTCGTTGGCAGTGGGCAAGGTCGAGTTGGTCATTTGTATCGCTCCGTTTCCGTGAAGCGACTACCGCTCTTGTCGCGACGACTATCCAGTCAATTCGACGAAATTCTGCGACTTTCTGCTTTCTGACCCCCGGTCGCCAACTCGCGGTTACGTGAATTTTGGACCATGCGCGGTTTCCGTCCCGCAGGCCCCAGAGTTTCGACCCGCCCCCCGGTTTTCGCTTTCGGCCGAATGTGTCTAAATGGGCGGAGAGGTGGATGATGGCGGATATTCAGAAGGAATTGGCGCTTCGGTTGGCCTGGTACATTGATCGCTATGGCGAGATACCTGAGCGCGATATGATCAAACTTTGGGGCGCGGCGACACTAGGACGCAAAGATGACGAGGCTGAGCGGATCACTGCCTTGGCTGACGATGTCCTCGAGTATTTCCGATCGATGGATTAACCGGCTCTCCCGATCGGCCACCCGTCAGGGTCCACTTCAACCGTCCTGCGATGACCGAACTGCTCGGCCGTGCGTGCCTGGTGGCAGTCAGCGCAGAGGCAGCGGATGTTGCTGTCATCGTCCGAGCCACCCAAGGTGAGCGGCACGATATGGTCAGGCACGGTGGCTGCGCGAACGATGCCCTTGGCAGCGCAGTTCTTACAGACTGGTTCAGCCTGAAGGCGACGCAAACGCTGGATGACCGCGCGGCGCCCACGCATTCTTGTAGTCATTTGGCGTTCGGGTAAAAAGCGTTGGACATCAAAGCGGCCGAGCCTTGGAGGGATTATGATTTCGGATGAGTTCCAGCAGGCAGTGAAGGCGGGCGTGTATGGCTTACTTATCGACGATACCGGTTCGCCGGGAGTACAGGCAAATAATCCCAACCTGCCAAAAGAAACGAAATCGTTGGTTGGTGTGCTTGTTCCACCACACGCGATGCCGGTTATTGCGGATCAATTACCAGGTGTTATTGATGAAATCCGAAGCATAACAGGCGCCAACGAAATGCATTTCGTTGACATATATGGTGCACGTAAAAATTGGAAAGGCGTCGATCCAAAAGTCAGGCTGGGAATTTTCGGGTTCATGTCTTGGATTTTCGATACATACGGTCTTAAACTGATTGTTCAGAGTTTCACGGCTGCGCAGCACCAAGATGTTATTAGTAGGCTTGGCATCGATAATGCCGGTCCATTCGACCTTAAGAAGATCGAAGATGCAGCCCTATTGTTTCTGCTTATTCAAGCAAAATGGCATCTCAAAAGTCTGAGTCATGCGCCTGGGGCTAAGGCTGGTGTTTTTATAGATGCCGGGAACGGATGGAAGAGATCCGATAGCAAGCATCAGGTTAATATTTTTAGTGATGTATTTATGAACGGCGAATTTGGTTTTTATGATTCAGCAAAAATGCCGCCCATACAAATTGCGGACTTTGCCGCATTCTTTCACAATCGAGTTAACCTCATTATAAATAAGGTTTCACCAGAACTATTTGACCGCCAATTGGTCGAAATTCTTCAACCTCTGCAAACTGGGTATTTAAATATACCAACCCTGTCCTGGGACGTAATTTTCCCGGAATTTCCGTCATATCAATAGCGTGGCTTATTCAAAATCGAACAACGCCCGGAAGCTGGTTGGCTCCGGGCGCAGTTCTCAATCCTCGATTTCGGAACAATGCCGAAGAACGTCCATAAAAACAAGGGAATCGGCCAGTTTTAGGCGTTATGTCAGCACTTTGCGGTTACTATCCCGCGCCATGCCGAACAGTTCTGCCAGCGCATCAAGGGCAAAGCTGAGGTTGGTGCGATCGGCCTGCGGCCAGCCACCCGCATCCTCATCTATGCAGACGAGCCGATAGGCGAGCACGCCGGGTGCCTTGCCCGGTGCGTCCTGTCGATCCCGGTCGCACTGGCCGAGCACATCGAGCACGGCGCCGTAGTGCCGCTGCACCTTCTCGACCAGAGTCCGGCTGGGAGGTGCGCCCACGCCGCCGAGCACGCCGTCGCTGGCCAGGATGCCTGTAACTGAAGCGGGGAACGGCATCGGCCAGCCCATCACCGCATGATGCCGGTGATAGATCTCGGCGTACTTCTGCCCAGCAGCAAACTGCTCAGCGTCGATCACACCACAAAACGCCAACCGCCCCAGCGCCGTGCCCAGCCGTTCGTCACGGGCCTGCCTGGCGGTCACCCCGTAATGGCGCTGACGTGCTTCCAGCACGGTGGCTATGACCTCACGCTGGGTTTCGCCAGCTCTGGGCTGCACCAGCTTGCCACAAGGGTGGCGCTTGCCGGCTTTGCGCTTACGCCCTTTTGCCATGGGTGCCTCCGTAGAGCCGTTCGCCGATCGAACGGACGAGTTCCCGCTCCGTTTGGCTCAAGCGCTGGTCACTGACCGAGACGGCAAGGATGCCGCTTCGCCAGCCGTCGCGTTTGAGTTCTTCGCCGTCACGCTGCCGTGCGCTGTCGTAGATCCGGGAGGTAACGCTCATGTGCGGATCTCCCTCAGCAGGGCGGCATAGCCGATGACATCAATCACGCTGTCGACGTGCCCGGGATCGTAGGCTAGCCGGACCAGCTTCAGGTCGATCATGCACAGCGCGACCTGTGCCGGGGTCACCGGCATACCGAGCGTGATCGACCAGCGAGCAGCGATCGATTTGAACTGATCAGCGGGATCACCGTAATCGTCGCGCCGTTCCTCCAAAACCTTGGCCGTATGGCCGAGAATGGACCAGCTGGTCATCGCACACCCCCGCGGGTCTCGATGGCCCAGATCAGGATGGCGATCGCATCGGCCTCGTTGTCATCGGCGGGTGCAAAGCCTTTCGCCTGGACGGCGGCGATGACAGCGGCCTTGTCGGCATTGCCCTTGCCGGTGATGAACTGCTTGATCGTGCCAACCGGCACACCTTGGTAGGCAACCAGATGCTCTTCGCACCAGGCGCTCAGGACAGCGAGAAGGCCGCCGTAGACATGGGCCGCATCGGTTCCGACGTGGCGCCGCACTTCCTCGAAGTGGATCGCCTCGATCGGTCCAGCATCGAGGTCGAGCTGTTCCAGCCAGCGGCGGAAGCGCAGGAAGCGCATCCCGCCGCCATCGAAGCGGGTGTGCTTGAACGACACTGTGCCGCTCGAGATGAAGTCATCGCCCGTCTGCAGCGCCCAGCCTGTGCTGGTGCCGAGGTCGAGAGCCAGCATAGCTCCGGTTGTAATCGTCTGCCGGGAGGCCGGCGGGGTTGCCCTGCGCGCTGGCACAGGCAAAGTCAGAACATCCATGATTGTTCTCCTGAAAATGGAATCGGTCGTGGTGAGGACGGCGGCAGCCTGGTGCTTGGCGGTACTGGCTGCCGTCGTCCGATCTGGGCTGGTGGGTTCACGTCATCGGCTGCTCCATCAGAACGGGATATCTGAGAGCTCGTCATTGAGCTGATCGAGCGCGGCGCGACTGGGACGGACGCTCACCACCTGTGCGTCCGGGAACGCGTTTTTGGCGGCGGCCAGGATCGGATGGCAGCGGATGACGTTGGCGATCTCATCGAGCGACCAGACCTGAGCTTGACGGCCGTGACGCTGGGCCCGTCCGGTATCGCGCAGGTCCCGCACCAGGATGACGAGGCCTTGCTCCGTCTCGAACTCCCACTGGTCGACCGGCAGCGTTTCGCCCTTGGCTTCCCGGGCAAGCTGGTCGAGCTTGTCATAGGCCCGCAGCATGGCATCGCCGTGCTGGCGAACGAGCTTGAGGTCGAACTCCCACACCGCAGCGTTGAACAGCTTATGCTGGGCATGGAACCGTTCAGCCCACTCGATCGGCACAAGCATGGGCAGACGCCCGATGCCCCAATGCTGGTCCAGTTCCCGGCCGCGCTGGTCGACGCAGTTGATGATGACCTGGATGTCGCTGATCTGACCATGCCGGGTCGGTGGCGCGCCCTTCATGCGCCCCTCCTTTCTTTGTTAAAAACGAGGCTGACGATGCGCCTGAAGCGCAGTCGGAAGCCCTTAGGGGGTATGGGGGGGAAGCGACTGCGCGTTCCGACAGCTTCCGACCGTGCTTCCGCCGCCTTCCGACTGGCTTCCGACTGACGCAAAACCGTGCTTCCGACTGCTTCCGACAACTGGATTTTAGGGCTCATCGGTCGGGCTCCAGGTACTTCACAACCCTGAGACCAGAGGCCTTGCC